TCCAACGCAAGAGCAAGACTCCCAAGAGCCAACGCCGAACAAGCGCACCGAAGAACCGAGTCAAGGACTCTAGTCCGATCGTACAGGCACAGCGCGAGAACGCAGCAAGGGCAAGACGCAGGAAGCAAGCAAGCCTCCGAGGGTTACAGAAAGCCAAGGCAAGGCCACGCTATCCTATCTTCAACGTCTACCCTGGACGCGAGAAGAACAAGCACCTCAAGCCCGGTATCTACGAGAGACTGAACAGCGGGTTCGGTAAGACGCTGCGACCCCTGTTCATCTATGTAGACCGTGCGCCTTCCTATAAGCCACGACTGCACTTCAACAAGATCGTGCAAGGCACAGTCGCTACGCAACTCGCCAAGAACTTCGAGAGAGGGTTCGCCCTCGCCTCGGCCACGCAGCGACCGATCCGATGACTAACAGGTTATCCCCAAGTTATCTACAAGGCTACGGGTCCTCCCACAGGTATAGGGTCTGGGGGTAATTCGGACCCCGATCTTTTCCTAGACACAGCGTTTTAGAAACAGATTTCGTTTCATATGAAAATCGAAACAATCGACATTGAGCGGGTGATCCCGTACGCACGAAACCCGCGCAAGAATGCGGGGGCAGTCGATAAGGTCGCAGCCAGTTTGCGCGAGTTTGGTTTCCGGCAACCGATTGTCGTTGACGAAAACTACACAGTGATCGTCGGTCATACCCGACTGCTCGCCGCGAAGAAACTCGGGATAAGCGAAGTTCCGGTTCACATTGCGGAAGGCATGACTGCCGCGCAGGTGAAAGCCTACCGCATCGCAGACAATCGAGTTGGCGAAGAAGCCGAGTGGGATGACGCGCTACTTGCAGTCGAGTTAGGCGATCTGCAAGACAACGGATTCGATTTAGCGCTTACCGGATTGTCTGAAGAAGATTTGAAAAAGTTAATGCCTGACGTTGAGCCTCTCTCTGAAATGCCTAATCTGGCAAGCGGAGACCGAGAACCGTTTCAGCAAATGACTTTCGTGATGCACGACGATCAAGTTGAGCAAGTCAAGGCTGCTATCGATGCGGCTCACAAACTTGGCGATTACGACTCGTCAAACGAAAATCGAAACGGAAATGCGATTGCCAGAATTTGCGAAACATTTCTGACATCTTATGGCATCCGCTAAAGATTTATTTGTTGCTCCAATTTTGAGCAAGGATGCGAACGCTTTTATTCAGCGAACGCACTATAGTAAAAAAACTGTTTCTAATTCGCAGTTGCATTTTGGTGTTTTTTTAAACAATAGGCTTGAAGGCGTTATGCAGTTCGGGCCGTCGTTAGACAAAAGAAAAATTATAGGTTTAGTGAAAGATACAAAGTGGAATTCATTTTTAGAATTAAATAGGCTAGCATTTTCAGAAAAACTTCCAAAAAATTCGGAAAGCAGAGCGTTATCTATAGCATTTAAATTGATAAAAAAAAGTTATCCGCACATAGACTGGGTAATTAGTTTTGCAGATGGAACGCAATGCGGTGATGGTACTATTTATAGAGCCGCCGGTTTTGTATTGACGGCAATAAATAAATCATTAAATCTTGTTCGCCTTCCGTCTGGCGATGTTATACATAAAATGACGTTAGAGAGTGGTCCAACGAGGCCGCGAAAAGAGTTAAACGGTCGTTCGTACTACGATATAACTGGCGGGAAATACGATCTCGCAAAGTATGTTAGGGAAACGAATGGAGAGGTCATTCCCGGGTTTCAGTTGCGCTATATTTATTTTTTAAAACCCGAAGCAAAAGCGCGATTAACTGTTCCAATCTTGCCATTTGACAAGATTAAGGAAGTTGGCGCAAAAATGTATAAAGGCAAGCGCGTGACGAAGGCTAATTCAGAGTACCCCTCTGAAAGCGGCGGGGCAGTACCGACCCACGCGCTCCAACAATGAGCGTAGATGTTCAGGCTGTCGCAAAGGCGTTAAATCTTACGCCGCGACGGGTGCAGCAACTTAAATCCGAAGGGATGCCGAGCGTCGGTCGAGGTCAGTACGAACTCGGACCTTGCATGGCTTGGTATATCCGCTACTTGCAAGCCGCACTAGAGAAGCGCGGACCGAACATCAACCCAGACACGCCAGACTTACTAGCAGAGAAAACGCGCCTTGCTCGGGAGCAGGGCGATAAGTTAGCCATCGAGAACTCGATCAAGCGCGGAGAATTAGTCTATGTCTCCGAGGTCGTTTCTACATGGTCGGATCACATCGCCAGTTGTCGAGCAAAACTGCTTGGCTTGCCGACCAAGGTCGCGCCGCAGTTAGTTAACCAAACCAATGCAAATGCAATCGCTGGAAAGTTACGCGACGAAATCGACGCCGCTCTCTACGAACTCTCCGAAGGTGCAGACGAGTACCAACATATCGGAAGTTTTGAAGAAGGCGATGACGACATGGAAGCCGCCACCGAAACTGACGATCTCGGAATGGGCAGATCGTTATCGGAGACTCTCTAGCGAATCATCGGCAGAGCCTGGAGTTTGGCGCACAGCGCGAGCCGAGTATCAGCGCGGAATCATGGATGCGATCACCGATGAATCGGTGAAGGAAGTCTGGATTCAGAAAGCCGCGCAGATCGGGTGGACAGAGATACTTAACAACGTCATCGGGTATCACGTCCACCAAGACCCCGCGCCGATGCTGCTCGTACAGCCGACGCTAGAGATGGCCGAGTCTTGGAGCAAGGACAGATTCTCGCCGATGGTGCGAGATACTCCCGCTCTCGCCGAACGGATTGCAGACCCGAAATCACGCGACAGCGGAAATACGCTGCTGCACAAAAAGTTTACGGGCGGTCACTTAACGGTAGCGGGTGCGAACAGTCCCTCGGGACTCGCATCGAGACCGATCAGGATTGTGCTGTTCGACGAGGTGGATCGTTACCCTGCAAGCGCAGGGACAGAGGGTGATCCGATTTCTCTAGGAAGAAAACGCACCGCCACTTTCTGGAGTCGTAAGGTTTTGGCCGGATCAACTCCAACGATCAAAGGATCATCTCGCATCGAGGCGGGATTCGAATCAGGTGATCAACGTTTCTACTTCGTGCCTTGTCCCCATTGCGGAGAGTTCCAGAGGCTCGTTTGGGCGCAGGTGAAATGGCCGGAAGGACAGCCGGAACTAGCCGAGTATGTTTGCGTACATTGCGCGGCGATACTCACCGAGGCTGACAAGCCGGAGATGCTGCAAGCCGGAGAGTGGAGGGGAACGAAGCCCTTTAACGGAATCGCCTCGTTTCATATCTCCGAACTGTATTCGCCTTGGTCTACATGGGCAGAAATGGCGGTTGCGTTCGTACAGGCGAAGCTATTCCCCGAGACTTTGCAAACGTGGATCAATACCGCACTCGGTGAGACTTACGAGGAACGAGGCGAGCAGGTCGAGACGGTAGGACTCGCAAGCCGTCGAGAGCCGTACACCGCGCAGAGCATCCCACAGGGTGCGTTGATGCTCACGGCAGGGGTAGACGTACAGGATGATCGCCTAGAGGTGACGGTTGTTGCTTTTGGGCGCGACGAGGAAACGTGGGTAATTGAGCACGCAGTCCTGCGTGGCGACCCCGGAAACGATTCCTTGTGGAACGATCTCGACGGATTTTTGTCTCGTAAGCGAGAGACCGAGGACGGGCGACCGCTACTCATAGAAGCCGCAGCGGTTGACTCGGGCGGTCACTTTACACAACAGGTCTACGCCTACTGCGCTAAACGAAAGTCACGGCGCATCTGGGCAATTAAGGGAGCAGGTGGATTCGGTCGGTTGATCTGGCCGAAGTCAGCAGGACGGGCAGGGAAAACCTCGGCACAGGTTTTCATAGTTGGCGTGGATACCGTCAAGGACGTTCTATTCGGACGCCTAAAACGAATCACGCAACCGGGAGCGGGATACGTTCACTTTCCCGTTTCGGTCGATGAGGTCTATTTCGACCAGTTGACTGCCGAGACGTTGATCTATCGGATGGTGCAGGGACGGCGCGTAAGGTCATATAAGCCGCGATCTAGCGGCAGCCGTACCGAAGCCCTCGACTGTCTCGTCTACGCCTATGCCGCCTTTATAGGGCGACATGGACCGATGGTGTTGCCGAACCGCAAAGTCGAACCAGTTACAGAGATCGCAGAGAAACCAGTTCAACCGAAACCGCTACGCCGCCCCGCACCGATTCGCGGCGGGTGGATGAACGGATGGAGATAACGCATGGCCGATAAAAAAATCTCACAGTTAACGTCACTCGCGCAGGGCGACATCGCCACTACGACCGACGTTCTCGCTATCGTTGACACAAGCGCAACGGAGACGAAGAAAGCCACCCCTGCTGCGATT